TTCCCGTAATTTTTTTAACAAGTAAAGATGATGAAGTTGACGAAGCATTTGGACTTAGAATGGGGTTAGTATAATATATGGATAACAAATTTTCCAATCCAACAGATTTTATACTTAAAAGTTTTAGAATTTTTAAAAGTGGAACTAGTAATGATATTGAAATCAAAAAATTAGTTGCTAGTTTTCAATATGTTGAATCTATTTTAAGTCCATTTGTAGTAGCTTCCGCTACTATAGCTGATAGTGCTGGTTTAATTGGATCTCTTCCAATTAAAGGTGGGGAAAGAGTAGTTATTGATGTGGATACAAATATAAGTGATGTTCCAATTAGATATGATATGGTTATTTGGAGAGTTACTAATCGTTATGCACGACAAAACAAACAAACTTACAATATTAGTTTAATATCTCCAGAAGCATTACAAAATGAGATTAAAAAAGTTGCCGTAGTAATGGAGGGTAATCCTGAGCAAATTATTAAAAACTTAATAAAGCAACCAGAATATATTGGTAGTCAAAAAGATTTTTTCTCGGAACCTTCTTTATTTGAGAACAAACTTGTTGGTAATAACAAAAGACCATTTGATCTCATTACAAAATTATCAGTTGTGAGTGTTTCTCCCAAAGCTAAGTTTGAAAGTAGTAATCAATCAAACAGTAATAAGTCAGAACAACAAATTAAAGGTAGTGGTGGATTTATGTTCTGGGAGACAAAAAGAGGATATAATTTCTTTGCGGTTGATTCATTATGTGCTGATAGTAAAAGTCCATTAAAATCTGATAGATTAAAAACGGAAGTATGGGGTAAAAAAGAAGGTGAGGAATATACAGAAAGACTAGGAAATATGGATGATAATGCAGATGAGAGATTTACCATTAAAAAATCTGTCTTTGACGCTGAGGTTGATACACTTGCATCTTTAAGAACAGGAAAATATTCCTCTATCATAACATTCTTTAATCATTCTACTGGTCAATATGAAGAGTATGTCTATAAAGTTAAAGATAGTTATGATAACATGGCACATCTTGGAGGACAAGATGCTCTTTCTCTAATTCCTGTACAAGACATAGAACTATCCGATTATCCTAGTAGAAGTATGTCAATATACTTAGATCATGAATCTTGGTCTAATGAAATAGAACCTGCTTCTCCAGAACCAAAGGATAAATCAAAAAAACCAACTAAATTTGCTGATTGGCAAAAATATTACATGGCACAGTCTATAGCAAGGTATAAATTGCTTACAAATCAGAAGCTGAGTGTCGTAATACCTGGAAATGCTGAAATTTGTGCAGGAGACAAAATTAATGTTAGACTAGTTAGTAAGCTACCGACCGAAGAAGGAAAGGACGAACCTTTCGATTTGGAAAGTAGTGGACAATACTTGATTCAAGAAATAACACATGCCTTTGATCCTCTGACTGGAGCAAATGGCACGTTTTATTCAACATTACGCTTGATGAGAGATTCTTATGGACAAAAGGATAAAGTGTCCAAACATAACAAATAAATAATAATAGGAGAATTACCTACTTATGGAAAGCATCGAAAAGCATATCCAAAAGGATAAAGAAATCTTAGACAATCCAAATACAAATCCACAAATGCGTCGTCATATTGAGAGTGAACTGCATGATTTGGAAGAGTATGCGGAACACAATAAAAAAGATATCGCAGATGGAGATCATCACGATCCTACATATCTTGAACTTTATTGTGATCAAAATCCGTCTGAACCTGAATGTTTAGTATATGATGACTGAATATGGATGAATCAATATCACGGTTAGTTCCAGTACATGAAATCGGAAACGATGGTTTCGCTTGGTGGATTGGACAAGTAGAAGGCACTGTAGATGACGATAAAAACAATAAAGGTGGATATCGTTACAAAGTAAGAATAGTAGGGAATCATCCTGGCGACAAGGAGATTCTTCCTACTGCTGCTTTGCCATGGGCAACCGTGATGATGCCAGTCACTTCACCTTTTATGCCAGGCAACATTGCTGGTTCAGGTTGTCAGTTAATTGAAGGTTGTTGGGTAACTGGATTTTATGTAGATGCAGATAAACAAAAACCTATTATTATAGGTTCTATTGGTCAAACACCCTCAGCTACGAGGATTGTTAATACGCCAGGACCTGATAGAAAAGCGTTTATTACTGGAGCTAATGCTGATCATGCAGTAGATGCATCTAAAGATGGGGTAGAAGAGATTGAAAATGAAGGAGATACTGAAACTTCTAGTGAAGCTAAGGATGGTGCTAAAACAGGTTCAGGTCTACCGACAGGAAGAGAAGTAGAAAACGAAGATGGTGAAACAAAAGAAGATATTCCTGTACCACCAGCATTAAAAGAAAGATTGAAGAGAGAAGAGTGGTGTCAAAGTGTTGCTGAAAAATGTAAAAACCAAGATTTAAAAACACAAATGAACACCATTGTTGGTGATATGTTGAAAAAAATACAAGACAATGATGGTAACATAGGTGATTTTTATGTAAATAAAATTAGTGGTGGAGTAAATAGCGCAGTTACTACAGCTAGATCATACGTCAACAAAGCTATTCGTGTTGTTACTGAATTTCTAGCAAGAGTTAAAGGTTACATCAGAAAATTATTACAAGACGCTGTTAACGATTTAGTCAAGGCATTATTGAAACCAGATGATAAGGGTAATGCTCTAACTCCTGTAACTGAATTCTTCAATAATGCGTTAAAAGACTTAGGTTGTCAAATGGCAGACTTAGGTGAACGTTTGATTGCATGGTTAACAAATGTGTTGATGAGTTATGTCAACAAAGCATATCGTGCTGCTATTTGTCATGTAGATGAGTTTGTAAACGGAATCATCTCCAAGATTAATCAATTGATTAATGAAATTCTTGGTAAAGTATTAGGACCTTTACAAGATATTCTTGGTGCTATTGCTGAACCACTCAACATTATTGGTCAAGCTATTAACTATGTGCTCAAACTTTTAGGTATTTCTTGTACAGGTCCTGATCAAACATGTAATAAGTACAAAAAAGTTTGTACTAGTGGAAAAAAAGATAAAGAGAAGAAAGATGATAAAGATTTCTTAGATGATCTTTTATCTGGCATTGATAACTTATTTGGTGATACTCCTGGTGATTACACACAGTATGTTTGTGAGGAAGCATATACTGGTAGACCATTAGAATTTACTACTATTGGATTTACTGGAGGTATTCCTCTACCATACACACCAAAAGGTCCTAATGATACATCTCCAAAAAGGAAGAAAATTAGATACGGTATTAAAGATATTACAGTAACTAGAGGGGACGTTGCGGTATTTACAATCACTCGTTCTGGATATCTAGGATCTGCCTCTTCCATTACATTTAAAACTCTAGATTCACTAGGTTCAGCTACTGCTGAAGAAGATTACCTACCAACAAATCAAATTATTGGTTTTCAACCAGAAGAAACTTCAAAAACTGTTGAAATTCAAACATTTGGTGACCCATTATCTGATAGATCAACAGAAGATTTTACTGTAAGTATTAAACAAAATAGTCCTGTTGATAGTAGTGGAATTAAATCAGTGTTCATAACTAATATTGCAACTTGCACTATTACACCATCTAGTATTAAAGAAAAATATGATCCATATGATCCACCAGCATCAAATCCAATTGCTGACATCATTATTCCTGAGGATCCAGTAACTCCTCCTGATGATGACGGAGATGGTATACCAAATCCTGATGATCCATCTAATACTACACCTTCTTATGAAGTTGTAGCTAATAGATCTACTTGTCCAGAGGATGAGTTTATTATCTACTCAATTACTACTAATAATGTAGAAGATGGAACCATACTGTTCTATAATATGTTCGGTCAAGGTATTACATCAGATGACATTATTGGAGGATCTTTGACAGGATCATTTGTTATCAATAGTGGAAAAGCACAGGTAACTGTTGGTATTGCAGAAGATGATGTAGTAGAAGAAGCAGAAAAATTAACTTTCGCTATCACAGGTAAAGGAGCTACTGCAGATGTTTTGATTGTGTCAAGGAAAGATCTTGATCTTCCTGACTTTGACAATGGTGTTGGTGATTCTCCAGAAACAGTATTTGAAGACTTTAAACCACCTGTAGTTAACATCCCTGATGTTATTACTGACGATGATGGTGGTATTATTGAGATCCCTGTTGATGATCCTGGTGATCCATGGGCAGAACCACCATTTGTATTCATTGGTGGTGAAGGATTTGGTGCAACTGCAACAGGACTATTGGATGATAATGGATTCTTATCTGAAATTCGTGTCCTCTCACCAGGATTTGGTTATAAGAAGAATCTCTCTAGTGATAATGAAAAGAGATGTATTATTGATACATTTACAGTTACTAAATTTGGAGTTGGATATAAAACCCCACCAGAAATTTTCATTAACGATGAAAGGGGATTAGCAGAAGCTATTATCAATGATGATGGATTCTTAATTGGTGCCAGAATGCTTAATAGAACTAAAAACTTTGAAGGATTCCCAGAAATTAAAGTTGTTGGCGGCGGTGGATATGGAGGACAATTATTACCTTCATTAGTATGTCTAGATACAGATGGACTTTCCAAGATTGGTTCTACCAAGATTGGTACTGGTCGTTATGTTGATTGTCCTTAGGAGGTGTAGATAATGTCAAACCCAGCAGCAACAAAAGAAACTTATAATAGTATCAGGAAGGATGGAATTGCAAAATCAACAACTCCTGATGAAACACAAAAGACTGGAGGTATTAGATTAAATTATCTTACCAAAGGTTATAAGACAAGATCGTCTGTTTATGAAAGAGTTCTTCCAGATAAACTAACAACCGCATTGTGTGTTGATGGTCCTGCAGGCACTGATAATGCATTGACTTTTCATAGTGATGGGAGAATTACTCTCATGACTGGAACACGAGATCCTAATAAAGGTGCTGGTAGTGGAAGATTGAATATCGATACTTATGGTGGTCAACATAATCATCTTGGTAGAACTGACATGCAGTTTAACGAAGCTGATGATGAAGATGGTCAAGCATTAAACATCTTGTGTTACGGAGATCATATTGAAGACGCTAAAGGATCGGAAAGAGTTATAAAAGCAAAAATAATTAGAATCGAAGCTGTTGATGAATTGGTTTTAGCAGGTGCATCTGTTAAAATTCAAACTGATGGTGATATTGAGATGGCTGGTACTGCTATCAACACTGCACAAGTCAATAAAAAAGATATAGTATTAGGTCAGAAGATGAGTTTTGGTGCTGGAGAAGAAACTTCAATTCAGTTTGATCCAAGAGCTAACCAAACGATTGTATCACCAGGTCATATTAGTCGTATTATTGCTGGAGACTATAAACAATACATTGGTGGTGTATCTAACATTACTGCTGCTGGCGGCACGTTTGCCGTTCCTTTAGTCAAAGATAGATTTAATACATATAAAGTGAAGTCACTTTTAGGCAACACAGAGATTGGATCTACTGTAGGAACCACTTCTATCAAAGGACTATTAGTATACCTTAATTAAAAACTATGATTTTTTGGATTGGATTCTTTATTATGTTCTTCAATGAAGGATTCGTTATGATGAGACACGTATCACCGTGGTTCTCTAGACAGAGAGATAAATTCATTGACAAGTATGGTGCAAACACATGGTATAGATTCCATGGTACACTTGACTATACTTGGATAGGATTAGTAGCTATTGGTTTAATTGTAAACTCTAATAGATTAATGCATGTGATGGCATTAATAACTTTCTGGGCATTATCTTTCATTATATTTTACCTACCTCGCTGGATAAGAAGATGAACCAGATAACAGTTCTCATATACTTAGTATGCTTCGTTAGTTTATTGGGAGCTACTTTTGCGTTCATGTTTACTATGATGACATCAACACTTAAGGAATTTGACAAACCTAGAAAGAGAAACAAGACCGTAATACCCGCACCTCACCCTGAAATGGAGGGAGTTCAATATGGAGAGGAATTGCTAGTATTCAGAAGCGAAGACAATGATTCACAAGACCACTCATAAGTAGAACTTATGACAGATGTAAGATATACTCATTGACCAACTGGCACAAAGGGGTTGCTTTTTGGGGGTTAACTGTGATAAATTACCCTTATAGCAATCGAACTGGTGCTTCAATTACTCGCACCAATTCACTTGACGCCCCGTGCGTCATGTGCTATACTTTTCAAGCGGTCGGAACAACCGACTCTCCATCTGCGGGTAACCACTCCGCAAGTAAACTTTAAACGAGGTATAAACAAAAATGATTAAAACTGCTTTCGCTGCCCTTGCAGCTGCTTCTGCAATTGCTGCACCCGCTGCTTTTGCAGGTCCTTACGTAAACGTAGAAGCTAACTCAGGTTGGACTGGTTCCAATTACACTGGGACAAATACAGATCTTCACGTTGGTTACGAAGGCGACCTTGGCGAATCTGCTTCATACTATGTCCAAGGTGGCGCTACCGTGCTTTCTCCTGACGGTGGAGAGGCAGACACAGTTCCTTCTGGTAAGGCAGGAATTGGCGTTGGCGTAACTGATGCTCTTGGTCTCTATGGCGAAGTTAGCTTCGTTGGTTCAGGTGACGACAACGTTGATCGTGGATACGGTACTAAGGCAGGTATCAAGTATAGTTTCTAATTTGCATAATTAGAATGGTGTGATATAATAACAGGGAGTCTTCGGACTCCCTTTTTTATTCTAAATATTATTACTAGTAATAATGGTATGCTTTCTACTCAATATAGATTAAGACTAGAAGGTATTTGCAAAAAAATTGCAAATAACGAAGAAGTTCCTCTACAAGATATGATCTGGGCAGAGAAACTTTCCAAGTCTCATACTACCGCCCGTGAATGGTTACGGCAAGCAAGGAGACAATCATCACAAGATATACAGGAGGGCAGCACTGATGATTTTTTGAATAGGATGGGTTTAGGAGATCCTGATCCATCCAAACATAAAACTAGATTTGAAGGTGCCGATGATATTAATGATTGGTTCCAGAGAGATAAACCTGACGATTGGAGACAACGTGACTAATGATTTTTTAGATAATCTGGCAGCAAACCAGTATCAAAAACAAGCAGATAGAGATACTATCAAATCTCTTAGAAGAGAAATTGAAGAACTTAAATCAGAAATTGTAGTTTTAAAAGCTTCTAAGCAATGACTATAGCAGTAATTTATAGCAATGGTAATCAAGAGTGCGAACGCATGGCATCACTCTTGAAAGCATTACCACAAGTAAAAACTTTTCATCTATATGAGTTAGATGAACATTTTACTAAACAACAATTTCAAATGGAATTTGGTGGAGATGCACAATATCCTCAAGTTGCATATGGTCACAGACACCTAGGAAATATGAAGGAAACCTTGCAATTTCTAAAAACAAACGGTTTACTTGACAAATGAGTAAAGACCGTATACAATTAAACCAATGATCAATTATCATGAATTACAGACCTTATACTCCAGAATGGAACAGGAGACGCTATCTATCTGAAGCTATTAAAACCTATTTTAACGATGACGTTGACCCGAACGTTATTGTTGATGACATTCGTGATGTCCTTGTAGAGGAGATCGATTATTATAGGGGACGTGCTGATAATCTTCAACAAGTAATGGATGGTATCCAAAATGACTAAACGTAGCTACAAGAAGAAAGATAAGAAAGGTCGCGAAGAAGAGTGGAGTTGGGAAGAGACTCCTGAACTCAAAGCATTTATTGAAAAACAGACAGGTACACAACTGTCCGCCCGTCCAGTTCTGCCTACATAGTGTGCTATAATTACAAGGTACTGAGGCAGGAAGATGACTACTCCAAATTGGCAACACCATTCTAAGAAGGAGAAAAAGCGTCATCTGAAACCTCAGGCACTTCGGCAGGCACGAGCACGTCGTTCTGCTTTGCTGAAGAAACTTGCGAGTATGGCGGAATCGGTAGACGCATCGGACTTAAAATCCGCTGACCTTAAAAGTCGTGGGAGTTCAAGTCTCCCTACTCGCATCCTTGTTAAATAGAACAGGAAAAGCTGACATTTAAGATGAAGTACATTATCAGCAAAAAACATTGTTTTGTTGACAACGATCCAGTATTGATGTATTATGTTAACGACACACCATTTGCTTTTGATACCTTAGAAAAGGAAGAGAAAGAGGACAAATGGATTCTATCCGAAGCAGCGATAAATCAAGATTATACACTTGAAGATATCTTTAAATGGTCTGACTATTTAATTGCTGAGGAGTGTCATCCAGTATTGTTTGAATTAGAACTAGAAAATCCAGAGCTTATACCAGAATGAGTTTTATTGAATTGTTGGTTGGTACATTTGCTAACAAGCGTCAAGCACAATCACATCCTACACGCTTCGCACATATTCGTGTCTCTCATCGTTTAATTGGAGAGAATCGTATCTATGGAGAACAAGCATACAACTATCTACTCAATAGACCATATCGTCAGTTTGTGATTGATGTTGTTCAACAGGGTGATGAATATCATCTCAAGAACTATGAGATTGCAAACCCTCTACAGTTTGCAGAATGTAAAAGAATCGAAACAATTACAGATGACATGTTGACATATCGCGAAGGATGCGATATTATTATGAGACAGACAGGCAAGGATTCTTACTTCGGTGGAACATCTACCTGTGACTGTTACGTCAATTGGAATGGTATTGATACTTTTGTCCAAAATGAGGTAAGACTCACTAAGGATGAATACCATGTAACTGACAAAGGATTGCACAAAGAAAACCGTTCTAAAGTATGGGGTTCTGACTACGGTGCATTTAAATTTGTAAGGCAATAACGCCACCGCCTGATTAGCTCAGTGGTAGAGCAACGCTTTTGTAAAGCGTAGGTCATCCGTTCAAATCGGATATTAGGCTTTGGAGACTGATCATCTCCATTGGGAGTGACTGAATAACCCTGTTGGAATTAGGCGGGGTAATGTAAATGGTTAGAGGTGGTACTCGCCTTCCCTAAAGGAAGTGAACCCGAA